TGCTCATGCTGAGTTTCCAGCACTAGATTAACTGCCCGTTCACGGACTTCCGGAGAGTAACGTTTGGTCGTTGTCATAGAGACCTCCACTTTTAAAGTATAGACTCTAATTTATCCGGGGTGATTCATAATGATATCCGCCTGCAGCGTATCCGCTCCGAGCTGCTCGATGTGCTCTATGCCCTGGAGCAGCTGGAAATCGTTGAAAATGTGGACGCGCACAAGGACCAGCTGACGGTCACACGCAGTCAGCAGGACGACAGCCGCGCCGATGCCAGTATCCCAGCGGCGGTGGTGCGCGGGCTGCATGTGTTTGCCGCCACCATTTATCTTTTGTAAAGGGGGCCTGTATGGCACTGGAATACACCGGCGCGGTGGTGCTGGAGGTCAACAGCACCGAGGTTGAGGTGACGGAGTTTAGTCCGCGCGAGAGCACCGGCAAGCAGCTGGTCAAGACCATGAATTCCACCGGGCGCGCCAAGGGCTACACCCAGGGGATTGCCACCTGGGAGCTGTCCATTACCGCCGTGGTACCGGTCAACAATACCCTGCACTGGGAAAAAATCTCGGGCGCAAAACTGACGCAATACCCCCTCACCGGCGGCAAGCGCATCACCTATCAGGATGTGTTTGTGACCGAGGTGGGCGAACAGTATACCGTTGACAATGAGGCCCGTATCACCATTAGCGCCTTTGCACTGAACAAGGTTGAGGAGTAACCCATGGCATTTACCCATAGCACCACCCTGCCGGTGGGCATTTACCACGACGGCGTACTGCACCGTGAGGTGACGGTTCGTCTGGCCACCGTGGGCGATGAAATCGCCGTTATCGAGGCCGGTATTCCCGAATCCGGCACGGCGGTGGGTATTCTGGCCCGCTGCCTGACCCAACTGGGCACCCTGGCACCAGAAGAGATCACCTATACGCTTTTGTGCGACACCCTGGTGCCGGAGGATTATGCCGTGCTCCATGCCGCCCAGCTTGAGGCGAAAAAAAAAGCTCAGCGCGCTGAAGCCCGCCTGCGCGACTACCGTTTCGCCCTTGTCCGACTCGGACAGTACGGCATCAGCGCCGCCCGCGCCCGCCGCCTTGACGCTGTAGCCCTGGGCGGGCTGCTCGACGCTATCGGGCGTCTGGAAAACCCTAAGGGCTGGCGGAAAAACAGGACCATCAAAAGCCTGCGCCGCCGCCCTCCCTCAGCCAAACGGACGTAACCCATGGCCCGTGAATTTGATACCCAGCTACGCTTTGGCGTCAAGGATGGCGCGACGCCGGGCATTCGCCGTCTGTCGGCGGAATTTCGCCGCCTGAGTCAGGCACGGGAAACCCTGGGGCTGCGAAGCGAGCGTCACCTGCAGCGGGAAATCCAGCGTACCCAGGCGGCCTATCAGCGCCTGGCGCGCAGCGGCACCCTGTCGGCCAGCGAGCAGGTGCGCGCCTATGACAAGATGCAGGTAAGTATTGCCCGGCTGCGCCAGGAAATGGCCGGGGCCGAACGTCAGCAGCGCAGTTGGCTTAAGGGGACGCTGTCCCTCGGCTCCGGGCTGGTTGCCGGGGCGATGACCCTGCGCCAGCCCATTACCCGCCAGATGGACTACGATGCGCACCTGCGCAAGCTGGCCAATTTTGCCTACCGCAATGATAACGCGAGTGTGCGCGAGACGGGCCTGAAGGTCATTGACCAGCACATTCGCGCCGCCACGCGCGCCGGCGGCGGCACCCCCGGCCCGGCCATGGAAGCGCTGGAAATCATGCTGCGCTCCCTGCCGAAGGAAAAAGCCTTTTCCTATCTGCCGGAGGTGATGAAAAATGCCACGGCCACCGGGGCGGAGCCCAAAGAGATGGCGCTGCTGCAAAATGCAGCGGTCAATTTTAACCTCAGCGAACGCGACAGCCGCATCGCCCTGAGCGGGGCCACCACGGCGGCGCAACACGGTCTGGTGGATGTGCCGCTGCTGGCCTCGGCGGTGCCGCGCGCCCTCGAGGCCGCCAAGTCGGCCGGCTTCCATGGCCGGCGGGGCTATGCCCAGACCCTGGCGCTGTTTGAAGCCGCCGGCTCGGTTGCCGGTGAGCCGGGTGAGGCGGCCACCAACGCCAACGATTTACTGGCCGAGCTGTCCTCCACCAACCTGAAGAACAACGCGAAAAATCTGCTTATCCGGGGCAAGGGCGTCGATATCCAGGCGCTGATGACCCAGGATGCGAAAGCCGGCCTGACGCCACTCGATACCCTGGACCGGGTGATACAACTGGCGGACAGGCACGATCCGCAAACGAAAAAACTGCGCGCGGAGCTCGCCAACACACGTGATCCGGAAAAGCGCGCTAACCTGGAAGCGGCGATTGAAGGGCGTCATGGTGCCCATGTCTCGACCCTGCTGACCAATCAGCAATCGCGCAATGCGTTTTATGGCTATGAGCGCAGCCGGGCGATGTTCCGGCAGCTGACCGATGAGGTGGTCAAGCAGTTTGAGACGCCGGAAGGGGCGCGTTCGGCCGATTTGGATTTTAGCCTGGTCAGAAAAGGCAGCCAGTTTCAACTCCAGCAGGCGGAGAATGAAAAAATTTATGCCACCAATGACGCCGTCGCGCCACTGTCCAGCGTGCTGGGCGACGTGGCCGAGAGCGGTGCCAGGCTGGCCCAGGAATTCCCGGGTCTCACCACGGCGGCGACCCAGGCGACGCTGGCCATTACCGCGCTGGGGGCGGCGGCGGCCGTCAAGACCGGCGCGGACCTGCTGCTGGGCAAAGGCGGCGGTTCGCTGACCACGGCCGCCGGGGGCGTACTGAAAGGCGCGGCGACAAAAGCCGGGAGCCTGCTAAAGGGTATCCCCTTCTGGGGAGTGGTTTGATGGCCTGGCAAGGGGCGGAGGACTTCCCGCTCATACAGCTGCAGCGCGGCAAGGATAAGGAGGCTGAGGCGCAGTCACGCGGTCTGCCGCCCAGCCCGGTGCCCATGCCGTCTGTCGGCGCGCTGGATGTGCTGGACGAGATACGCCGCTGGCTGGCGGGAAGTCACGCCACGCCCAGGGAGGCGACATCGACGATGGCGACCCAGGCTACCACCGCGGCCCCCGCCGTCAATGTCAGCGTCACACTGGACGGGCGCGAGATTGCCACTGCCGTGGAGACGCGGCTGGCGCGTGACGGGAGACGACACTGATGGCGGATACGCTTTATCAACTGGCCGGGCAGCTGGGTGTCGATATGCTGCTGCCGGCGTCATTTCGGGGGATCGCCTTCGATTGCCTCTACACCCGCGAGGTGCTGGCCCGCGATACAGTGGTGTATGAATACCCCTGGCGCGACGGGGCCGAGGTGGAAGACCACGGGCTGAAAGCACTGAACCTGCGCCTGTCGGCGCTGTTCTGGGGCAATGGCTACCAGGCGCGCCTCAAGGCGTTTCTGGCGGCGCTAAAAGCCCCCGGCCCTGGTGAGCTGGTCCACCCGGTGTATGGCTCGCTGCCGCGCGTGCAGCTGCTGGAGGCAGGCGTCGAGCACGAGGTGGAGCCGCTTAACGCGGTGACGGTGGAGCTGGTGTTTGTCGAGGCCAGCACCGAACAGGCCCTGTTTGCGCCGGTCAGTACCACGCCGCGCACCGGCGGCCTGTTGGACAGCGTGACCGCCGGGCTGTCGGACGCATTGGCAGCCATCCGGCGCGGCAATGAAGGCATCGCCCGCATCAGTAATTTGGTGGCCTCAGCGGAGTATGTGGTGCAGGCACTGGTCGACGAGGTGCAGACGTCTGTGGGTGGCGTGATGAACTACCTGGATATGCCCACGGCGTTTGTCTCTGACCTGAAAGGGCTGTTATCGGCTTTCAGTGACCGGTTGAATTTTAGCGAGGTGACGCGGCTGTCAGACTGGCTGGCGGTGCGCAGTCAGGGCGAACGGCTGGCCGGGTTTGCTGACCGGCGGATGACGGCGAACGCTTCCCCTAACCCGGACGGCGTTTTTGCCTCCACCCTGAACCGGGCCAGCATTATGCCGCAGGCCGACCGTGAGCTGATTAACCAGACCGTGCGCCTGGTGACGATAGCGGAGTGGGTTGACGTGGCGGCGGATATCTTTCAGGCGGAAGCGGCGACGCCGACGCTTTCCGGCAGCGATATTGAACGCCTGTGTGAGGAGGTGCGTGGGTTAATCGTCACCGCCATCGTGACCCAGCGCACCGTGATGGACACCCGGCAGCGCACGGCGCACCAGACCCGTGACGTCACACCGGACGCCCGCCACGACAGCCAGCTTATTACTGCGTTGCAGCAGCTGGCCTACCAGCTGCAGAGCCAGGCCCGCACCCTGATAGTGCGCCGTCCGCCGCGCGTTTTGCGGCAGGTCACCCGGGCGTGCAACCTGCATCTGCTGGCCTTTGAATGGTACGGCGACGCCGGTCGCGGCCGCGAACTGGCCCGATTAAATCCCACCCTGCGCAACCCTAACGCGCTGCAACCTGGAGACCGTCTGTATGCCTTCGCCCGTTAACCCTACCGAGCGCATCGCCCTGCAGATTGGCGGGGTAGCCCATGATGACTGGCTGGACATTGAAGTGGACGCCGACCTGCTGACCCCGGCGGCGGGCTGGGCGTTCACCGTCGGACTGAGTCAGGCCCGTCTGCCGCCGGAGGTCAGGGTGGGCGCACTGGCCGAACTGCGCGCCGATGACGCGCTTATCATGACCGGTCAGGTGGATGAACTGCGCCACGAGGTGGCGCGCGGGCAGCATACGCTGAGTGTTTATGGCCGCGATGCGGCCGCGGTGCTGGTTGACTGCTCGGCCCCGCTATTCAGTGCCCGCGACATGAGTCTGCAGGAGGTGGTCACCCAGATAGTGCGGCCGCTGGGCGTCACCCGCATTCAACTTCAGGCCACCTCGCCGCTGGCCGCCAAAAAGGTCAGCATTGACCCCGGCGATACCGCCTGGGGCGCGCTGTGCAAGGCAGCGGAAGCCAGCTGGCTGTGGCCCTGGGTGAGCGCTGACGGTACCCTGGTGGTGGGTGGCCCGGACTACAGCACCCCGCCGGTGGAGTCGCTGATACTGCGGCGCGACGGGCAGGGCAATAACCTGCTGCGCCTGGCGGTGAGTGACACTATCAGCAGCCGCTACTCCGAGGTCACGGTGCTGGCCCAGGGGCACGGCAGCGCACAGGCCGACGGCCGCCATGACCGCCACAGTCAGGTGAAAGACACAAGCGTTCCACTCTACCGCCCCCTGGTGGTTGTGGTGGGCGATACGGATAGCGATGAGGAGGTGCATTTTCGCGCGCGCAAGCTGATGGCGGACGCCAGGCTTAACGGCCTGCTTATCACCGCCGTGGTGCGCGGGCTGCGTACCGCCGCCGGACTGCTGTGGGCACCGGGCCAGCGGGTACGGATAAAAAGCGAGCCGCACGGCCTTGACGGCATTTTTTACCTGATGCACCGACGCTTTAGCGGCGGGCGCGGCCAGCCGTTGCAGACCCTGCTGACGCTGCGCGAGGATGGCGTCTGGTTGCCGGATGCGCTGCCGAACAGCAAGCGTCTGAGCAAGGTTAAGGGCGCGAAAGCCCTATGGCAAAGTTGGGAGCAGATAGATGGCTGACCTGATAGCACACATCGACCAGCGTATTCGCCGCGCCCTGAGCGGCCTGCGTCTGGCCTACCGCGCGGTGTTGAGCCGCGTGACGCCCACCGGCGGTGTCCAGACCGTTCAGGTCTCGGGGCTGGCCGGGGAGAGTACGCCGGACGTGGAGCTGTTCCAGCACTACGGTCTCACCTCGGTGCCGCCGGCCGGCACCATGGCAGTGGTGTTGCCGGTGGGCGGTCGTACTCGCCACAGTATCGTGATTGCCACCGAACACAGTACCTACCGGCTGCAGGGGCTGGCAAACGGCGAGGTGGCGCTCTACAGTGACGAAGGCGCGAAAATCGTCATCCGGCGCGAGAGAATCATCGAGGTGGAGTGCGACGAGTACCGGGTTAAATGCAAACGCTATCAGGTTGAGGCCGAAGAGCGCGCCGGCTTTGAGACGCCGATGCTGTCAGCGTCACAGGCACTGACGGCCGAGGGGCCTATCAGCGGCCACGGCGGTATGACGATTAACGGCGGCGACGGTGCGGTGGCGCGCTTTGCGGGGGATATCGAGCACCAGGGCGGCACCCTGCGCAGTGCCGAGGTGGAAATCAACGGCGTCCGGCAAAGTGGACACCGGCACCCGACACCGTCCGGGCTGTCCGACGGCCCGGTTAACGGGTAAGATAGCGTCGCGTCTCGCGACGCACACCACTGCACCAGTTACCCCCTACGCCCGCGTCACTCCTCCCATCCCGTCGCCTGCCTTACCCTGACGCCATGGACGCACTGATTGACAGCCTGACCGGCGATTATACCGGCACCCGCACCACTGACCTGCATAACGCAGTCTACCTGCGCTTAATGACGCCACTCGGGCAGTATTGGGCTGACCCGCAACTGGGGTCACGCCTGCATGAACTGGCGCGGGCCAAGGACTCGGCCACCACCCGGCGGCTGGCACAGCAATATGCCGAGCAGGCACTGCAACCGCTGCTGGACGATAACCGCGCCCGTCGCATTGACGTCAGTGTCAGCCGTCCGGCACAGGGCGACCTGCGGCTGCATATCGATGTCGAGGCCGCCAACGGCAATTTGCAGACCTTTACCCACCCGGTAAAGGTCATTTAAACGGAATATCCACATGGCGCACAGCACCCCTACCCATACCGAGATTGCCGACACGCTCTTGCGCGATATCCGCAATCAGTTGCCGGACGCCGATACCGGCCCCGACAGTGACTATGCGGTGCGCGCAAACGCCATTGCCAGCGCACTGCAGGGGCTGTACCAGCTGATTCATTCACCTGCGGGCGGCAATCAATATGATTACCATCGCTGGGCAGTGTCCCTGCCCGGCGTCACCGAAGCCTATGTCTACCCGCTACGCCGGGGCTACGGCACGGTAGATGTGGTGATAGTCACCCATAACGACCTGCCGGCGCCGGAGACTATCAAGGCGGTGCAGAGCTACATTGACGAGATGCGCCCGGTTACCGCGAAAGACTGCCTGGTGCTGGCCCCCGAGGTGGTGAAAGCCGGTATCACGGCCCGGGTCAGTCTGAGCAATCTGACGCTGGAGGCGGCGCGTCAACAGATTACGACCGCGCTCAGTGACTATTTTAACCGCCTGGCCCCCGGCGAGGTGGCGGTCAGAACCCAGCTGGGGGCGCTGATATCCGAGGTGGTCGGCGTGGTGGACTACCAGCTGCTTGCCCCCAGTGCCAATGTGGTGCCGGTGGTGAACAAACAGACCGTGCAGTGGATACGCGCAGGCACCATCACCGTGGAGAAGATGCCATGAACGGCCGCGACTATGCGCAGCTGCTCAGTGCCCTGCTGCCACCGAAAAGCTATGCACTGACCGGTGAGCGCCTGACGGCTGAACTGCAGGCCGAAGGGCAGAGCCTGGCACAGCTGGAAATCCGCGCAGGCGAAGTGGTCGACGGTATTACCCCCTTCCTCGCCGTGGGGCTGCTGGCGGACTGGGAGCGGATGTTGGGCATTTCCCCCGACAGCGGCATGACGCTACAGCAGCGTCGCCAGCAGGTGCTGGCCAGGATTAACGCCACCGGTGGCCTGAGCCGCAAATACTTTATCACGCTCGCCAAATCGCTGGGCTACCGCGTCACCATTGACGAGCCGGAGCCGTTCCGCGCTGGCATTGGCCGGGCCGGCGAGCGTATCTGGGTGCCGGAGATTATCTGGCTATGGATAGTCAATATCGATGACGCGCAGGTGCCGGTCTACCGCTTCCGCGCCGGCAGCTCGGTGGCCGGGGAAAAGCTGCTGACCTTCGGGCAGAACCTGATTGAAGGCCTGTTTAAAGACCTGAAACCCGCGCACACGCAGGTGGTGTTTAACTACCGGGAGAAAACGCGCCCATGAAGGACATTATCGCGCCGATTGACAGCGATGACGGGCTGTTTCATGACGGCGACCCGGCCGGCGACGTCAGGGGCACCGTGCTTTACGCCCAGTGGCTAAACGCCATGCAGGGTGCGGTCATCGATACCCAGACCGAGCATAAGCACATTCTGGCGGCCGCCGGGATGCAGCCCAATCCGGCGCAGAACAACCAGCTGGCCGACGCTATCAAGGGGCTGATTGCGCAAGCCCAACAAGCAAGTGAAAAACACAGTCTGCTCAGGAAAAACAACGGCGCGGATATCCCGGACAAAGCGGCGTTCGTGGCCCATCTGGGGCTGAAAGAGACCGTTGAACAGGCACAAAACGCGCTGGATAGACGTACCGGTGGCACGGTTAACGGCAGTCTGCAGATCACCCATTCGGTCAATATTGGCGACAGCGATTCAGGGCTGATTGCCAATGGCAAAGGCAGTGTCGCGTTGTACGCCGACAATGTCAAAACCGGTGAATGGAATACCCAGCGCCTGCATTGGATACAAGACCTTGAAGTGGGTGGTAATCTCACGGCAAGCGGCGCGACGTTTGGTAAAGCCGTCTCCCTATCCGGTGGTGGCCATCTCACGGATATTCTGCATTTTTATGGTCGGGGGCAAAGCGGCAACGAGACACGTTCAGGTGAATGCCGCTATTACCCTTATCCAGGCAATCCCATGAGCACGGAATTTTACGGTGTTGATGTGGTGGGCAGCCATTATGAACATCGCCTTATTATTAATCGTGGTGGCGGTAATATGAAGTGGTTCGTTTTTAAGGACGATGGCAGCGCTTACGCCGCACAGGGGCACTGGCAAAATAACTCGGACCGGCGGATAAAAAGCGATATTGAGAAAATAGAACATGGCCTTGAAAAGGTCGAAACGCTGACGGGCTACACGTCACCTCGTTATACACATTCTGTTCGTGCCTGAGCGCGCGTAGCGTTTCGGCGGCCGTCATGACTTTCTGCAAGCCTTTCCAGATAGTTTTTGCGCCTGGCTCACCGTCGCCTTTTCGAGCAAGAAAGCCTCCGAGTTGCGCAAC